GTTTATCTAAATAATTTATGTTTCCCTAATTTATTTTCTACAACAGGTGCGCTTCATTTTACGCCATACGCGCTTCTTCGTTTTTTTACTCCAACACCAAACTCCGCGTTTGGGATTTATACAACATGTTTTTTTTCTTCCTTTTACAAGACGACACCTTTTTGCTGTTTTACGCATAATATATTATATAATACAAATATATTATACTGCTAAATACTATACTGCTAAAGGATATACATAAACAATATAAAAAGATTGTCTTGATATTATATAGCAACTTACACGTAACAGAATGGAAGCGACCTGTAATGCTGCTGCTGCCGCTAACATAAATTATAGCGAAGTGATTAAAAAATTTAAAGAAATGAAATCAATATTTTATAATGTACATGGATGTATTATTTCAACATTAAATGACAATTTTTCTAAACAATTTTTGAAAAAACATCCAAACCTACGATGGGAAGAGAAATACAATAAACATGCCGATGAAGAAGTATTAACCGCTAAAATTAATATAATTATTTTTGGACAACCTTTTGCGGTATATTTACACCGTCCATTAAAACAAGTTCATCGGTGGGAATATGAATATTTTTTTGGATTTGGAGGACACAATGATGGATTCTCTCATGACAGGATTGTCATTTCATATGCAGAAACATTTGACAAGAATATAGATTTTGAATATTTGCTAATGACTGGAACATTATATGGTAGCGATCAAGAAAAAGACGTATGCTGTGTAATCGATGAAAAATATATTAAAAATGTGTTAAAACTACTTGTGGTCGGTGGGTACGTAAAACAATGGAATGCGTTCACTTATTTTAAAAAATGGTTTAGAGATAAAGGGTTTAACGTAGAATTTGAAAATGAAAATGACAAAAACAAAGAAGCTTCTAATACAATTACATCATTTTTACTGGAAGAATATCATGTTATTGAATGATAAACGACGGGTCACCTGTAATCATGCGAAGAACTTGGTTTGTATACGCCTTTGCGACTGCATCGGCTTCATAGTAGTTCCAATATGTGTCTGGAATTGTTAGGTCTGAACGTTTTTTATTACCTGCGCATATTACATTTGTAAAGTGTGTTAATGTGCATTCAACAGGAGACCGCGGATAATCATTTTTGATAAATGTACCTTTGAATTTTTGATGTGCATATTCGGGGCGTCTTTCTTGAATCAAGTATGTCTTTCCCGGCACAAGGTCGACGGGATTTACGAGTTGAAGAGGACGCATTGGTGTGGCGTTGTGTGGCTATAACACGAGTAAACAATATAAAACATTTCAATTTTATATTGTTACAAAATTGAAACCAAAAATATGTATAAAACTAGGTGTAATCAAAACCGTAATAAATTATTACATCACACCCTATTACATACTAATTTCAAAAATGAAATCTGTTGCTAGAAACGCTAAAGAATCAGCCTCAAAAAAGTCGGCAAAAAGGGCGCCAAGGGTGCCAAACCATAAGTTACAATTTAATGAATTCGAGGTATTATCGAAACACGCTATTGGGGATGCAGGAGAAGAGTTCATTTGCAATACGATTCCGTGCGAAACGTGCGGTCATACAAAGTGGACGAATTTGAACAAAGTACAAATGAATTATCCCGGTGTTGATTTATGCTGTGACTATTGTGGCACATATGTGCAAGTGAAAACAATGTGCAGCAAAAATGGAAGTTGTCCTTTGTCACAGGCTAGTAATGGTGCATGGAAATTCCCGACATCAAAAAACACGGTTCGTGAAACGTTGAAAATGTTGAAGGGGAATATTCGATATATTGCTGTAGTATATGATACGAATTATAATATTATAGAGGTGAGCATCACCGGACTTTTATCCTCAAAAAATATACACTATACGGAAAATTACATAGTTTCGGATGATATCAAGTATTATCCTCCGCGAATTTTGCGGACATTGAAAAGTATATGCGAAGTGAAGTGAAACGAAATGAGGATTATTGCATTGGTATTTAATTCTTTTTTTTATTTGTTCCTCTAAACCATCTTTAATTTTGCACCTATTTCTCTATAATAGTGTTCATTATATGGGATATTTTTGGTAAGTGCTTTTGTCAAAGTTTTGTCGCTTATTGCTAAGGATTTAATGCAGTCGTATTTACATTCAAATTCTTTTATTAAGTTATTATTTGCGTCATATTGTCCGACACCATTTTTGTATAACATTGGTGCTCCATTTATTTCTTCAAATTTGATAGTTAACTCTTCGTCGCAATTATTATATAAAACATAGTAAAAACCATTGGCTAAACTATTATTTTTTACTGGATTATCTAATGCTGATAAAGACGTATAACCATTAAAATGTGCTGCTGTTTTTCTGTCTATATACACATTTACGATCTTGGTTTTATCTTTATCTAGTTGAGCTATATAACCTAAATTTTGAACTTTTGTTTCTTTTGTAGGTTTAATTTCATGTACAATATTTGGATCTAAATTTCTTTCAACTAGTAACCATCGAAACCCGCAATAAATAGTGTTTTCTGTTATTGATTTCATTACACTTGGTCTCTTTATATGTTTACTTTCATTCATTGCTTCTGTAACGGATTCATAAACTTTAATTAATTGTAATGTTTCGGGATTTATTTTTTGGAGTCTTGGACCGAGGTTAGGTATTTGTTGATTAAAGCCGGTAACTATTTTTTTCTCTTGTTGTGAGTTTAATTTACTTAATATTTCTTTATTTGTTTGTTCTAAAGAATTAACTTTACTTAATAAAATTTTATTAGTATGTATTATTTCCTTTAATAATTCATTGTCTTTATTTGAAAATGTATTCATAGCATTTTCTTGATTTTTAAATTTTAAATTTTCAATTTCAAGTAACAACTCATTTACTTTATAATTATAATTATCTATATTATCGTTAACTATTTTTAATAATATTTTATAAGTTAGATTACATCCTATTAAAAACAATTCATTTTCACTATCATGATTTGGTAGATTTTTTACTATATTTGGTTTTATAGTACTATGGCAATGTAAAAAATGTTCAAAATCTTTACTTTTATTTACACAAAAACAATCAAGTAATACGCATTCCTCGTATTTGCTTTTATGTTCATTATATCTACCTGTAATTCCTATTCTGCTTTCTCCTATTTTTACAACATATGAACCATTTTCGTATGTTTTAACTTTAATAATATAAACCATATTCCCAGCATTGTTAAATTGTTTGAGTAGAAATTTTTCATTATCTAGTTCTTTTTGTTTAATTAATTTTTCTTCCATTTCTTTATTTTTGGTGGTTTCTATAGCAGACATTTCATTTTTCGTTTGTTCTAATTCTTTTTGTTTTTGATCTACTTCTTTTTGTAATTCATATATTCCATTTAACCTTATTTCTTTAATTACTTCACAAACCCAACCCTGAAAACGTTGGGCGATCGGCTTTCTCGAACGAAACAGCACTTTATATAATCCTTTTTCTGTCAAAAAAGTCACATCTTGCATTCTTCCCGTGCTGTCAGTACTACTTACAGCACGCTTTTCTGATTCGTCAAAATCGATAATTGACATTCTTATGTTATTTATTTCTAGTATTATTCCAATATCATTTGCTCGAAATAAAGGATCGGTTTTTGTTCCTTTTATAACTACTTCTGTGTGCAAATCATTTGCATTGAATGCTTTTATTATATCCATTTTTTGGTGTCGTAATACTATACTTTACACCATCTATTTAAGTTCATTTATATAATAAATATTATTTTTGCTCACCCCACTAGCAAAGCAAGATTGCTTTTTGCTTTCATAATCAATAAGCAAAAGTTAATTCATCATGTTCAATACTATGGGTATATATCACTTTCTAAATCTGTAACAACTTTATTTGCTGAAAGTAGTTTATCTAGTAATGAAATATTTGACGACTTGCTAGAAATCCAGGGTTTTTGGAGTTTCGGATGTTTCTCCACTTTAAAAAATTCTCTCTCTTTTGTATGCTCTTTATTTAACCATTCGTGGTAATATACAACATATTTTCTCATCATATCGTGTGTTATTCCATCAGGTAACTTTTTTGCATTGTATTTCCGTTCTCTTTTTGTTCCATCGTCCGCGGTACCTTTACTATTTTTTTGCTGTTCTTCTCTTGTAGCAATTCTTAAATTATCAAAACAATTATTTAAAGGATTTCTATCAATATGGTCGACACTTATAGTATTTGTTCCTTTACCATTACCCATACATCCTGTTATTACTTGATGCATATGAATATTTAAATGACACGAAATATATCCATTCGACATTTTATACCAAGTAATTTTATTTCCTTTATTATTCGTTTTTTCGTAATCTAATATTTTTTGATAACTTGTCGGGCATAATATGCAAAGCGTATCAACTTCGCAATACATAACTATAATAATGGTTCCATTTTCGTTCTGGATTTTCCATAATGGGTTCTTTTCTTGATTAGATGTTCGACCAATCGTTTTAATATGTCCTCGTATAAAGTCTATTTTTGATGTTTTATATTTGTCACGAATATATTCATATTTTAATGAAAATGTGTTACCAATATCCATATCTATTTGTGTTTGTGCTGTATTTGTGTTACTTATAACAGGATTGTAGCCATAGTACGTACACCCTTTATGTGTCATCAATTTTTCATATTATTAAATACATAATAATATTAAAATAAAATTGTAATTCCAATTGTGAAGCGCACACGCAATTTAATTGCTGTAAGCACTCTTATTCCCCTAAGTTTCCCTAGAGGGAGGACTGTATCTTAAGCCGTTTCAGGTTGCTTAAACCTTCATTAACGACCCACATCCGTTCAGTCTCTGACGCCCTACCATAGACTAGCATATTAATATCGCCTTTAGGTAGTAAGCATGCGGATTGCCCAATCTTTTTCATTATTACCATACCCAAGTTCATTACTCTTGGCCACTTATTCCTTTCGGAGATAAGCTTGGTAGAAAAAGCTCTAAGGGGTTTCCCGAACAACAAGATGTGTTGCAACTCCGACGACAACAAGTCGGAATCACTAGCAGTTAGTCATATCATCAATAACGATGATGGTGAGGACATAAATGGTTTTCCATAGTAAGAGCTCACTTTACTATGGCATACTGCTTTTTGGCCCTTGTTCACAGCTATTATGATCATCATCATAATTAAGCATGTAGCTTCAAGGCCACCCATACCACTCATGATACGGAGAACGTTGTAATTGGTAGCATAGACACGAACCTTGGCAGTCTTGGTGCCCTCAACGGTAGCGTTGGAGAGAACAAGCTGAAGGGTAGCATTGTCAATGCGGGAGAAGTTGCACGATCCGCTTGGTTGATGCTCTTCGGGTCTCAGAGCAAAAGAGTAAACATTGATACCAGTGTCGGGGGTGCGAGTGTGGTGCTGGTAGGGCTGAACGAGGTCGAAGTAAGTTCCTTCGCGCTCAGAGAAGCGGTCCTGTCCGTTAAGCTGGAGCTTAGCAGTGACAACAGGGTTCATACCCCAGCAGTGAAGGGCGAGAGAAGTCTGGGTAAGAACGAAAGTACCGGCATCAGATACGCCTGAGTTCTCGTAAGGGATTCTGCCGCTAAAGCCGGGAGCAAAGTTGGGCTGATCATATCCAGTGTTAGTTGCACCAGCAGCATCGCCCTGCTGCCACCAGTAAACATTGGAGACATCGATAGCGCCAGCTTCGTTAAAGAGACCAGAGCCATCGATGAAGGAGCCAGTAGTCTGGGCAACAGCATCGTGTCCACCAAAAGCATGGATAGCATTGGGAAGAGCATCGACCGCGTCAGTGTAGTTGAAGGGCTGAGCACCGAGAAGCCTGTAGAGAAGCTGGTTGCAGTCGAGAGAAGAACAGTAGTCAACGTTCTGATCCGGCTGGACAACCCAGATAAGCTCCTTAACGGGGTGGTTAAAGTTGAGCTTGATCTTGTTGGAAGAAGAACCGACAGACTCATCACCAGTGAACTGGAGCTGCTCAATAAGGTACTCGTGGGGGTTTTGAGCCATACGTCTGCGCTCATCGGTATCCAAGAAGACATAGTCAACATAGAGAGAGGCGGCAACAAGAGACTGGTTGTAGGCAGTGTTGACGCGTCCACCGGCGGGAGAGGCAGCGGCGTTGTTGCTGCCGCAGCTGAGAGAACCGACAGCCCACAAGCACTCATCAATGGGACGAATATCAAGGTTGATTTTGACTTCGTGGTACTGAAGAGCGATGAGGGGAAGGGCAAGACCGGGGTTACGGCAGTACCAAAACTGAAAGGGTACATAGAGGGTAGTCTCGGGCAGAGCATTGCGGGGAGCGCAAACCTGACGAGGGGCGTTTGCCTGACAAGGACCATCGATGGCATTGAAAGAGGGGTCAGTGATGAAAGTCAACTCGGTGGTGTTGCCGACCATAGCATAGTAGCCGGGTTGCTGGTCGTTGGGAAGAGTAAGGTTGTTCCAGATGTGCATCCAGTCACCATACTGGCGATCAATGCGCTGACCACCGATCTCAATCTCAACCTGGGAAATCAACTGCTCACCGGGGAAGTCGAGCCAACGAGCATAAACACCGTCCTGGGTAGATCCCTTCATGGACTGGTTAATCTCGGGGAGAGTAACCTGAAGGTAGGTGCGGTAAGCCAAATCACCATTACGAGAAATGGTGCAGGTTACACGACGACCGAAATCAGCTTGACCGTTAAAAGTCTGCTCAATAGACTCCATCGCAAAGTTAGTGTGACGTTTGTAAGACACCTTCCAAAAGGTAATCTGAGGGTTGCCCGTAAGATAGACATCTTGGGCGCCGTAAGCTACAAGTTGCATAAGACCTCCTGCCATTTTTGTTTATTATAATATTGCTAAAGAAAAAAATTTTACAAAAAAACTTAATTAACATTTTATAAATTAATAATTAATAATTAATAATAATAACTATTAATGATTATTATAACCGACTAGTGATACTTCTCCTAAATTTAAAAGAACCAAATCATGAAATAATGCTATTCATGTTTGATTTCAAAAAATTTACTAAATACTCATCCGAGTATATCTCGGTTTGTTTTTCGTGCTTTCTCCTAAAAACATACTCGTCGTTCTTTTTTCTTATACTCCACCCATTTTCTAAAGTATTCGTCAAAAATATCATCAAATATATATCATTTTTTTGTTCAATGTTTATATCTAGTTTCCCCTGGTCTAATAGGCTCTTTAATGTATGAATCCCTTCCTTTAATGGTATTATATCTTCCTTTCTTTTAATTGTTTCTAAATTATATGGAGCCTTAACTTGCCCTTGCCCATTCGCACTATTTCTATATATTTTATGAATAATGCGTTTGTTTAAGTAGTCCTCCGTTATAATCTCCGTTGTTGAATCTTCTAAATTCTTTAAATAAAAAATTGTTTTCCTTTTCTTTATAGCCATGTTCTTCTCTAAACAGTTAATAATAAATTTCATTTTATAGTATGTTTCTCTCTTAATATTCGCAATATCTAATGACTCTATGTTTATATTCGTTGTTAAAACATTTGTACCAGTGTTGATATCGCACGTTTTACCGTTTTTAACACATGCGTCTAAATTATTTGATAACATTATTTTATTTTTATAGAGAAAACATTAATACATTCCTAACATTATTCGTATTTGTATATTTTGTATTTTGTATTTTGTATTTTGTCTTTAACTATTTTGCAAAACTTCCTAAACTTTACAAATTTATAATCTATCCGACTATTTGATGTTCTTTCGATAGTATTGCATTGTTGAGCAAAGAAAGTGTTTTATTTTCACTAGAAAAATAACTTGGGTAAAGAATACTCCAGTCTAAACCATCATCAAATAAGCTTAACTTTGTATATACATAACCTAAAAATGCACTACAAAAAAATCTTGACGTCTTCTGAGGATGACGGTCTTTTTTACAGTAAGCTTCTATCCAATCAGTAACAATAATATCATATGGTTTATCATATACCACTTTGTGTATTTCTTTCAAAATTTCATTATTGAATATTTTGTTATACTCTTCTGTGCTTTTAAACTCGATTCTGCGAACATATATTTTTCCACCATATGTTCCGATAAAGTGCTCATATGGAATAAATTGAACTCCGAATTTTTTTGTATTATCTTCTGGGTCTGGAATATCTGAAATACCTGATGTCCAAACATATGTACCCTTTAATGGAACGTCTGTAAATTCGGGGTCTACTACAATCATACCAACATGCGAAAAGTCACTCTTTGTCATAAATTTTATAAACCAACTAAATAAACCCCATGATTTGTATTCAAGATTGTCGCATAAAAGAATATCACCTGTCTTTAAAGGAGAGGTCATTTCAGTCATTTATTTTACTTTACTTTATTTTATATTATTTTATATTATAGTATAAAATATAACTAGTATAAAATACTAAAATAGCTTAAAATACTAAAATAGATATAATTATTAATTATTATATATTAAAAAAGTTATACTTATAACAATATAGTAAATATATATAGATGCCATCTTTTAAACATAAAACGAATA